TATTTTAGAAATGCATATTGATCTAAACTTAAATGAGTTTGAAAAAGATAATCCTGAAAAAGAAGTAAAACTTCCATACATTGTATCAATCGATGAAGGAAGTGGAGAAGTTTTATCTATCTATAGAAACTATAATGAAGATGATGACACTAATGCAAGAAAAGAATACTTCGTTCACTACAAGTTTTTACCTGGTTTAGGTTTTTATGGGTTTGGTTTAATACATATGATCGGTGGATTGTCGAGATCAGCTACTCAAGCCTTAAGACAATTACTTGATGCAGGTACTTTAGCGAACTTACCAGCTGGATTTAAGTCTAGAGGTATAAGAATTCGTGATGATGACCAACCTTTTCAACCTGGAGAGTTCAGAGATGTGGATGCACCAGGCGGAAATATCAAAGATCAGTTCCAAATTTTACCTTTTAAAGAGCCAAGTGCAACTTTATTCCAACTTTTAGGTTTTGTTGTACAAGCTGGACAACGTTTTGCATCAATTGCAGACATGCAATTAGGCGAAGACGCACAAAATAGAGCTGTTGGGACTACAATTGCGTTGTTAGAACGTGGTTCAAGGGTCATGAGTGCCATTCACAAGCGATGTTACTACGCTATGAGA